TAAGATTTGGAATGAGACTTGGTTAAAGAAATACACATCTGCATTATTCAAGAAACAATGGGGAACAAACCTTAAGAAATTTAAAGGTATTCAACTTCCAGGTGGAGTTGTTTTAGATGGTGATACGCTATACCAAGAAGCAATTGCAGAAATTCAAATGCTAGAACAAGATTTAATGAACAAGTCTGCTCCGCTAAACTTCCAGATGGGATAAGATGTCAACAACTAATGTTTATTTCTCTCAGGGTACTCGAAACGAACAGTCCCTAATAGAGGATTTGATTATTGAATCGTTACGTATTTACGGTAACGAAGTCATGTACATCCCAAGAACACTTGTTTCTAAAGACGAGATTCTTGGTGAAGATCGTCTATCTCAATTTAAGTCAGCATTCCCTATCGAAATGTACTTCGAAAATGTAGACTCATTCGGTGGACAAGGTGCATTTATCCAGAAGTTTGGATTGATGGTTGAACAGTCTGCTACTCTAGTAGTGGCACGCAGACGTTGGGAACAATTCGTTGGTCGTTATGGTGTAACAACTATCCCAACTCGCCCAAATGAAGGTGATCTGATTTATTTCCCACTATCAAAAGGTTTGTTCGAAATTAAATTCGTACAACACCAAGATCCATTCTATCAACTCGGTAAACTATATGTTTACAAACTACAAATAGAATTGTTCCAGTATGCCTCCGAGTTTATCGATACTGGTGTGCCTGCTGTGGATGCGTTTGAGTCATTAAAATCATTTACTACTAATGCATCTAGAAGTGTATATGGTGGAGTGGTTAAAGTTAATATGACAAATGGTGGTGTTGGATATACTTCTGTACCAACTGTCACATTCACAAGTTCTTCTGGGTCTGGGGCTACAGCTACAGCAACTATTTCTAATGGTGCTGTTACATCTGTTACTGTGACAAATTCAGGTACTGGTTATACACAACCACCAGCAATTTCTTTTGTTGGCGGCGGCGGGCATGATGCAGCTGCAGATGTAGTTATTGAAACTAACATCGACAAAGCAGCAGATTCTTTCGCTGACAATAATACATTCAAAGAAGAATCAGTTGGTGTCATTAATTTTGACGAATCAAATCCTTTTGGTGAGATAAACAATGCTTAACGGTAACGTATACTATCATGGAATAATTCGAAAAAGTATTGTTGCTTTTGGTCGTTTGTTCAGTGACATCTATATCGATCGCAAACAGGGGGACTCCGTAACTGGAACTACTCTACAGCGTTTGCAGATCCCACTTGCATATGCTCCAAAAGAGAAGTGGCTTGTTAGAGTTGATGGTGATCCAAATTTACAAAACAATGTAAACACAGTCCTACCAAGAATGTCATTTGAGATTACTGGTTACAACTATGACTCTGCTCGTAAAACTAATCGCATGCAACAGATTAAATCTGGTAACACTAGCGAAAAAGCAGTTTTGTATACACCAGTTCCATACAACTTAGATGTTTCTCTTTACATTCTGACTAAAACACAAGAAGATGGTCTACAGATTCTTGAGCAAATTCTTCCAACATTCACTCCAGAATACACACTAAGTGTAAATGCTGTTCCAGATATGGGTGTTGTTATAGATGTTCCTATCGTTTTGAATTCAGTTCAGGTTCAGGATGAATATGATGGTGACTTCCAAACAAGAAGATCCGTTGTTCATACACTAAACTTCCAGATGAAACTAAATCTGTTTGGACCAATGTCTACACAAGGTGTTATTACTACTGTCAATGCCAATGTTGGTCAAAACGAAAATCTTTCAAATCCAAATAGAATTTATACAGCAGAGGGTGATGTTACAACAGCCACTGTAGCATCAGAGGATTGGACTAGCAATTTTTAATTATGGCAGAAATTTATAATTCGAATTCGAATTTAAAAGCTGCTGGTGTAACTGTAGAGTTTACTCCAGACAATATCAAAGAGTACATTAAGTGTGCTCAAGATTACATTTACTTTATTGAAAACTATTGCTATATCGTAACACTGGACCATGGTCTACAACTATTCAAGTTGTATGATTGTCAGAAAAATAAACTAGACGTTATTCATAATAACCGCAGAGTTATTTTGATGGAAGGTCGTCAGCAGGGTAAGACTACAACATCAGCTGCTTATATTCTCTGGTATACTTTATTCCAACCAAACAAGTCTGTGGCTATTCTCGCCAACAAAGCGACTGCTGCTCGAGAAGTTTTGGATCGTTATCAGACTATGTATGAGTTGCTTCCAAAGTGGATGCAACAGGGTGTCACTACTTGGAACAAGGGTGACTTAGAATTAGAGAATGGATCTAAAGTATTCACTTCAGCGACTTCTACTTCGGGTATTCGTGGTAAATCTGTCAACTTACTATACGTTGACGAAGCTGCGATTATTCCTAACCAAGTTGCCGAGGAATTCTTTACATCTGTTTATCCTACAATTTCTGCTGGTCAGACTACTAAGATTCTTCTATCTTCCACTCCACTTGGTTACAATCACTTCTGGAAGTTTTGGAACGATGCAGAGAATGGTCGAAATGGTTTCGTTCCTCTATTCATCCCTTACTGGGAAATTCCAGGACGTGATGAGAAGTGGGCTGCTGAACAGAAGGCTATGCTGGGTGAACTCAAGTACAATCAAGAGGTTGCTTGTAAGTTCTTGGGTTCCAGTTTAACCCTTATTTCTGCTGATGTTATCGCTAAGATGCCAGTCGATCCTATCATTTACACTAAAGATGGATTGGATGTTTACGCTAAACCTAGTGCTGGTCATGTATATTGTATGGTTTGTGATGTGGCTAAGGGTGTTGGTGGTGACTATTCTGCTTTCCAGATTATCGATATAACTGAGACTCCATACAGAGTTGTTGCAAAATACCGCAATAATGAGATTAGTCCACTATTGTATCCAAACGTAATATACAAGATTGGTAAAGAATATAACGAAGCGTATGTTCTTGTGGAAATAAACACCAGTGAACAGGTTGCCCACATCCTGTACACTGAACTTGAATACGAAAACATCTTATTCGTAAATCGTCATACAATGGGGCAGTATATCGGTGGTGGATTCGGTGGAGGTAAGACTCAACTGGGTGTTAACACTGATAAGAAGATTAAACGAATTGGATGTCAAAACTTCAAATCTTTAGTCGAAGAAAACAAACTTTTAATAACTGACGCAGATACTATCTCTGAAATCTCTACATTTATTGAGTCTAAAGGATCTTATGCTGCCGATGAGGGTTATCATGATGACTTAGTGATGCCACTGGTGCTCTTTGGATGGGTTACAACTCAGCCGTATTTCAAAGAACTAAATAATATAAACCTTAGAGAGATCATGTATAAGAAACAAATACAGGCGATTGAAGAGGAATTGACACCATTCGGTTTCTATGACGATGGAAGTCCAGAGAAGGCTCCACTCAATTTTTGAATTGAAAACTTGTAAAAACTAAATAAAATGTAGACACGATTTTCTGTCTAGAGTAAAAACTTATTAACAAGGAGAATTACAATGCCTTTCCAATTATCTCCAGGCGTTGCAGTCGTAGAAAAAGATTTCACATCAATCGTTCCAGCTGTATCTAGCTCTCGTGGGGCTTTTGCTGGTGCGTTCCAGTGGGGTCCAGTGTTGGCTCCAACTCAAGTTAGCTCTGAAAACGAATTAGTTCGTTACTTCGGTAAGCCAGTCGATGCGAATGCCCAATCATTTTTTACTGCAGCGAACTTCCTGTCTTATACAAACGCACTGATCGTATGTCGTGCTGATGTTACTGCAGCTAGAAATGCCGTTTCTACACAAACAGGTACAGTAACATCTATAGCCATGACCAATGCTGGTTCAGGTTACGATCCTACTTCTTTACCTACTGTTACCTTTAGCAACCCACAAATTACTGGTGGTATTGCTGCTACTGGTACTGCAATTTCTTCTGGTGCTTCTGTTACTGGTGTAACTGTTGCAAACGGAGGTACTGGTTATACTGCAGCTACTTTGACATTTAGCGCACCGCAGGTTGCTGGTGGTGTTACTGCTACTGGTACTGCTACAATTTCTGCAGGTTCTATTACTGGTATTACTGTTACAAATGGTGGATCTGGTTATACCTCTGCTCCAACAATTAACATTACTGGTAATGGTACTAACGCACAGATTGGTACAGTTTCTCTAGGTACTGCTACAATTACTGGTATTACTGTTACAAATCCAGGTGCTGGTTATACTGCTGCTCCAACAATTACTGTTGCGTTCGCTGGTGATAATCAAGGAACTGCATGGTCTGCTAACACAGCATTGGCTCTAAATGCATATGTTTCTTCTGGTGGTAGATTATATACAGTAACTACAGCTGGTACAACTGGTACTACTGCTCCAACTCATACATCAGGTTCTGTAACAAACGGATCTGCAACACTAATGTTTATGGGAACTGCTGCACAAGCAACAGCTACCATTATTGTTGGTGGTCTAAAAATTAACAACACTAGTGACTATTTGAATTCATATGCTAATGGCCAAGCGGTTGTTGGTGAATTCGCTGCACGTTGCCCAGGAACTCTAGGAAACTCATTGTTAGTTTCTATGTGTGACTCTGCTTCATGGGCTACCTGGACATACAAAGACAACTTTGATTCTGCTCCAGGAACTTCTTCAACAACTTCATTGAACAATGGTTCAAACGATGAGTTACATATTATCGTTATCGATGAAGATGGTCAATTCACTGGTGTCCCAGGATATGTCCTAGAAAAATTTGCTTATGCATCTAAAGCATCTGATGCTAAGAAACCAGATGGTTCTAACAATTACTACAAGAACGTAATTAACTCTAATTCAGAATACATCTTCTGGATGGATCACCCAACTGCTGGTACTAACTGGGGTACTTCTAGCCTATCAACATCATTTGCTACTATCAACACACCTGTTACTCGTTCATTGTCTGGTGGTATTGATGGTTTGACACCTACTGCTGGTCAGATTGAATCTGCATACGCATTGTTCGCTGACGATAGCCAATACGATATCTCATTGGTTATGATGGGTAAGGCAACTGCTTCTACTGTTACTAACGTAATCGCTTCTGTTGCAACTACTCGTCTTGACTGCGTAGTGTTTGCATCTCCACAGAACATGACTACTGGTGACCCAATCGTTGGTAATGGTGCTACAGTTACAACACAAATCGTTGCTTACCGTAATGCACTACCAAGCACTTCTTATGCTGTGCTTGACTCTGGTTACAAATATCAGTACGATCGTTACAATGATGTATATCGTTGGATTCCATTGAATGGTGACATCGCTGGTCTATGTGCTCGTGTTGATAACCAACAAGATCCATGGTTCTCTCCAGGTGGTTTGAATCGTGGTCAAGTTAAGAGTGTTGTTAAACTAGCAGCTACTCTAAACAAAGCAGATCGTGATGTTATCTACAAAGCTGGTGTTAACCCAGTTGTAACATTCCCAGGAGAAGGTACTGTTCTTTACGGTGATAAGACTCTATTGAACAAGCCAAGTGCATTCGATCGCATTAACGTACGTCGTCTATTCATCGTTATGGAAAAGGCGATTGCTACTGCTGCTAAGTATCAGTTGTTCGAGTTCAATGATCCATTCACTCGTGCACAATTCAAGAACCTGATCGAA